CGATATGCACTAGCCCCTGCGTTATAGTAAGAAAAAGCATAAAAAGTGTTGTTTGTAGTGTCTCTAGAAGCAAGAGCAATACAAACACCATCAGAAGTGCTTGAAGCGTTTGTATCCCAAAACTTTGCTGTATTGGTTACAGAACTATTTTCTACATAAAGTTTTCCATTTGCATTTGTTGAACCCACCAGCAAATTGCCTGACGAATCTATGCGGGCGCGTTCTGTGTTGTTAGTGCCAAAAGTCAGCGGGTATGCGCCAACTGTACGAACATTACCTTCTTGATTGTTCACGAATCCAAAGAGAATGCCGTAACCAGTATTATTGTTTACACCAAAAAATCGCTGTGTATTTGTCGCATCAGTTGCAAGTTGAACTTTGATGTTGTTGTCAATGCTACTGGTTGTTCCAACCAACAAATTCCCACTCGCATCTAATGTTAGCGCCTGAGTAAAGGAGATGGCTGTTCCTGCTGTGCCTGATGTGGCTACATGCCATGATTGAACACCAGATAGTTGGCGATACTGTGTGGCTTGCGAGGTCGTGAGATAAACCCAGTTTGCGCCATCGTAAAAAGCATTGCTACTTAGCCATGCACCTTCAGATATGGAGCCACCGAGAGTTGCACGACCAACTTGAAATCCCTTTAACCCACTCCACGCACTCGGAGTCACCCCGAGGCCGAGGTTGCCGGAGGAATCGAGGCGCATACGCTCTGCCCAAGCGCTTCCCGTGTAAGTCGCAAATAGCAAGTCGTTTGTAAGCGATCCTCCGGGAATTGCGTTGCCAATAGAACTTGCTGCGGTTGCGCTTGAGTCTTTCCAAAATTGAAGCACAGAGCCTGAAGCCGTTGTGCCCATTCTCATCTCGGTTGTACCAACAAGATGCAATTTGGTTGCAGGAGAACTTGTACCAATACCAAGCCCTGTGGAGGTCAGGCGCATACCTTCAGAGGCTCCAGCGAGGAAACGCAAAGAATCTCCAGAAGCGCCGAGGCCGACAGAATAGTTGTAAGTTGTTCCAGAGGATTTGAGGTAAATGTCAGCGGTTGACTGATCGGTTGAAAACAACGCCGTTGCAGAACTTCCACTGGCGACAGTTGTGAATTTGTAGACAGCAGCCCCACCGACTGCCAAATTCGTCCCATCAAACGTCAGCGCAGAACCAGACGTAGCTACTTTAGAGCCGTTTAGGTAGAGAACTCCGTTGGCAGTGCCTCCAGAGAGGGTTGGATTGCTTGTCAGGGTCAATCCAGAGGATGTTAGCTTCATCCATTCTGTATGACTACCAGCATAGCCAGCCCAGACAAAATCACCATAACCACTAGAGTTTTGAGCAACACCAAATACGTTTTGCATATTGGCGTTGTTTTTGAAGTAAATCGAGTTAAACAGTCCAGTAGCAGGGGTTGCACTGTTTTGGAGAATAAATCCGTTAGGATAAGTTGTGTAGTCTGTACCAGAATAAGCGGTAGATGCAGAGCGATCTGATGTGAAATTAGTTCCATCAAACTTAATGACGCTACCAGTTGTTAGAACTTTAGAGCCATTTAAGTACGCAACACCATTTGCAGTGCCACCATTGATAGTGACTGTTGAAGATGTTGTAAGTGATGTAAAAGCGCCACTATAAGCAGTAGTATTACCAATTGCACCATTAAAACTACCATAAAACTGAGAGGCAGTTACTGATCCGCTAACCAATGCAGAACCAGTGACATCAAGTTTAGCCGCAGGGTTGTTATTCCCAACACCCAAACCAGTAGCGTTTAAACGCATCTGCTCAGACCAAGATGAACCATTTGTAGATGTCAACCAACGAAGAGTCGGTGTTCCACTTGAATACTGACGATAGTTTCCACTTCCACCAACATTGTCAATCAATGACCATGTAGTGCTTGAACCACCACGACCAATACGGATACCAACAGCCGTATCATCAAAAGTAGCAGAACCTAAATCAACACGATAAGAAGCAGAAAGTCCAACACCAAGATTCGTACCATCGAAATACAACTCTGTACCAGTTGTAACAACCTTAGAGCCGTTTAAATATGGAACTGAATTAGCCGTACCACCAGACAAAGTTACATTGCCAGAAACATCTAATGTTGAAGCAGTAGCGGCTCCAAGCGAAGGAGTCACCAGAGTAGGACTGTTTGACAACACTACACTACCAGTACCAGTAGATGAAGTAACACCAGTACCACCATTGGCAACAGGAAGAGTACCTGTAATGTCGGCAGTAGAGATATCTAACTGATCCCATGATGCATCAGTGCCATTGCTCTTCAAATACTTACCAGAAGCAGATGCTTGGCTTGGCAACAAGTTATTCAAAGCGGCATTAGCCGTAGAAGCACCAGTACCACCATCAGCAATGGCTAAATCTGTAATGCCAGTAATCGAACCACCAGTAATCGCGGCAGAAGCATTGTCTGTCTTCGTAGAAATGGCAGTGGCAATGTTATTGAACTCAGTGTCAATCTCAGTACCTTTGACAATCTTAAGTGGATCGCCAGTAGGCAGGTTATCTTTAGTAGCAAAGTTAGTACTTTTTGTGTAATTTGACATACTTATCCTATTTTGCCGTTCTTGGCTAAAAGTTCAATCTTCTGAATTGACAATTGAGTTCCATTAATTGTCGTTTCATACCCACTCTGGACAACTTTACCTGCACCAGACGCACTGACATCTAAGGTCTTAATCAAAACACCATTAGAGTACTCGGAAATTCCATATTCAGCAATGCCATACTCATATGTTCCTTGAAGTGGAATATAAGCATTGTTTGACAAATAATTAGTTGAAAAATCGAAGCCCCATTTGATCGTGACATATTGGTCTGAACCACCAATCACAATCACTTTAATGCGCTTCAAAATAGATATTTGATTCACATTGCCAAGGTCTGCATGGTTTGTGTAGTATGCGAACCGATAAGTAGATGTGTTATCTAAATATCCTTCATATTTACCAATGTAACCAGTCTTACCAATGTACAAATCACCATTTCTTAGTGAATACATACAAACTGGATTCATTGAGTTCCACTGAGTGATACGAGCAGCACCATCGGGTAACTGCATCTTTGTATCAAAGCAATAAACCTGAGTCAAAGCAGGCAGAATCAGTAGATAAAACGCATTCTTTTCTGAGTAAACAGACTTTAGATTGTCTAAGTTCTCTACAGATATAGCAGATACCAAATCAGAACGAATGTTCTTTGATAGGTCACGCAATGGCGCAGACTTCTCTTGGATTGTCCTCATCAAAGAACGAACACCAGAGTCTGACAAGAAAATAACATCTGTACCAACACTCTGAATCGTATCCCTAGCAATACAACCAATAGAGCCTACTGTGTCACTTAATTGAATGGTTGCAGGGGTAGAAGCGCCACTGTAAACAAGAATCTGTCGTTTACCAAAGATAAACAAGAAATCATTGTGAGCGGCTAAACCCATCACTTCATCAGAACCATTAGGCCATACACGAGATACATCTAATGAGCCTGTAGTGCCACCAGACCATACATGACCAGCAATCAGGTCTGAGAAATAGATTGTGACCTTGTTAGAAGTGGTATTTGCCGCCCACAAACGACCAAAAGCAGATATACAGATATTTGCTTCTGGAACAGTGCCAACATATCCAGTTTTCTCAGAAACTCTGCGATAAGTAGTAGTACTTACTGCAGGGTCGTAGATCAGTGGATCATGACCGCTTTGAAAGAAGTAAGTAATCCCATTCAAAGAAGCACAATGCCAGTTGCTTGCAGTAATCGTTGGAGCAGTACCACCACCCCCATAGGTCAACTCAGTAACTGCATTAGAAGTGCCAAGTTTGAATAACTTGTTGTTTCCAGCAAACAAGACAGTCAGTGTGCCATCAATCTGTACTAACTCATGGATAACAGTGACATCATTGTTTCCAAGTGTTCCAGATGAAGGATTTACATATGAATATCCTTTTCTAGCACCAATACGACCATAGCGGTCAATCACACAATTTGTTGCAACCAAAGCAAAGCCAGCCGCCAAATCCAATGGCGAATCTTGCGTATTCAGGCCATAAAAGCCTGGTGCGCTTACACTGTTACTTTGAAGTGGTGCTGTCATTAGATAGCCTCAAAGTTTGATTCTTCAGGATAGCGAGTACTCTCCATGGCAATAGCATCTGACAACATTCCTTTGTACAGAACATATGCATCTGAAGTTGTTGTTCCACCATCTTCGCCACGCTCCATCAAAGCACGAGCATAGGCATTTTGTGTAACCAGATAATCCAAAACTTTGATAGTTGTTCCATCAGAAGACAAAGCGGCTTGAGGAACAATCACATCAAACAACAGGGTAAATACACCATTTGGGACTGGAAACAAATCAATTTTGGTGTCTCCACTACCATCTACACCATTAAAACAGTACTCAGTAGGGATAGATTGAGCAGGAGAACCAAAGTTCAGTTTGCGGTTCATGTCCACAAAAGGAATGTCTGTCAAACTAACCAAACTGGTTGTGTTGATAGCGTCAATCACACGAAACTTTTGACCAACTCCAGTCAAAGCATAAGAACTTGTACCAGCAGTAGTTGTAACAGTAATTGTTTGTGCAAGAGCATTCCATGAATATGCATCTTCTACTTGACGTTTGGCATCATTGACAAACTTGCCAATCAAAGCAGAATAAGTTGTTTCACTAACAGTAGAAACATTGGTTTCACGCAATCGTGTCAATACATCATTGACTAGTTCTAAGTAGGTCATATGCGTTGCGCTCCATAAACTTCAAATGTTGCAACCACAGACATAGTTGCACCAGTTTCTGAAGTTGCCGTAATGTAATCACCCTCTTCCAATATGAAACTCTGTAGTTCTGTTATTGGATCAAAGTTTGATTTTGAAGAAATCGTGTACTCAAATGTTACAGGAATGCTTGTAGAAGCACTTGAGTCGTACCAAGATATGCTAATGTGCTTATTTGATGCCGTAGAGTTCGTGGCATGAAGAAGAGTACATTTGGCAAAATAGCCAGTCGGTACTGTGTACAGCGTGGTAGCCGTAGCAGCAGTTAGATTCTTACCGACAGATACTGGTCTCACTTCTTATTCCTCTTAGAGATCGCTTTAGCTTTTGCTTTAGCGTCTTCCTTGGACGATGCGCCCCAAGCTCTAAGAGATAGAAGGAGTCGAGTAGGCTTCCCATCTTTCATCTCAGCGCCAGGCATATTGCCCATTCGTGCTAAAAAGGAGGCCCTTCTAGGGTTGTCACCCGACTTGACTGGTGCTTTTAAATGACCACCAGTTTCTGCATTATACGATGCTCTTCCTTTGGCATTCAAGCCCCCTGACGCAGATTTACCTTCTTTTCTTTGCCAAGCAGGAGTTTTCATCTGAACCTCGCAGTTTTCTTTGCAATTGCTTTTGGTTGGGCAACAAACTGTCTACCAGATGCCGTACCTTTGCGTTTTGCCTTGGTTGTTGCAGCGTACTCTGCAGGACTTAAAGCCTTGATAGCCGCTTCAGGCAAATATCTTTCACCAGTTTCTTTAGAAGGTTTACCAGACTTGGTGCGCCACTTTTGAGCAGTCCAATCCTTCAGAGATTGTTGGGGATTTTTCATGTTTTATAACCCCCACCTGCCGCTTTGTACTCTTTAGCCAACAGTTGTGCTTTACGAGCAGACCACTCGCCTGCATCACCACCCTTTGAGCCTGCCTTGATCTTCTCAAACAAGGCTTTTCTCATGGTTGGCTTGGTGTAAACACCCGCTTGGTTGACCTTAGACTTAGATTTCATTTCTTTTTAGCCTTACCAGCTTGACTCAAAGCAATCGCAATGGCTTGTTTAGGCTTTTTAACAACAGGGCCACCTTTGCCAGAGTGCAGAGT